TCACGCCGACGAATGTAGTTGAACGTTCTTTGCGCCACCCTGAGGGTTGTTCGGACGCGGCGTGGGAGCGACCCCCGTCTCCAGCCACTCGCGGGAGACGCCCGTCGCCATGCGCCAGAGGTTGAACTCCTTGCGACCAGCGACCTTCTCGCCGCTCTCAACGCGGCGAATTGTCGCGCGACTGAGCCCGGTTTCATCGGCGAACTCCATCTGAGTCAGGCCGCGAATCTCGCGCGCCTTCCGCATCCGGTCCTGCACAGTCCATTCCGGCACCAGGTCACCGGAAGCAAGCTCTTGCATGGTCATGCGTGCCAGATTACACACGTTCGACCAACGTGATCAAGACTCCCATCAATTCCCGGCGACACGCAATGGCCCAGCTTGCACGTCTGTAGCAAATGGCTCAGACTCTGCGGCATGGCTACTCATCTCACCTCTCGACAGGCGGCAGCCCGCGCCGGTCGAACGGTGACCACCATCAACCGGTGGGTTACCAGCGGGCGTCTCGTGCCCGCTATCGAGGTTCCCGGGTACCGCGGTGCCCGTCTGTTCACCCCCGAGGCTGTCGACGCCGCAGCAGCATCCGACAGGCAGAGCGCGTGAGCGTCGAGGCCATGGCGCTCGCTCTGCACCACAGCAACGCGTCGGGCACAGCGAAGGTCGTCCTGCTCGGGATCGCGAACCACGACGGCGACGGCGGCGCATGGCCGTCGATTCCCACCCTGTCCGTCTACGCGAACGTCACCGAGCGAAACGTCCAGAAGGCAATTGACGGCCTGCTCGCCGCTGGCGAGATTCGTCGGTTCGTCCAGGCGGGCGGGCTCCGGCACATGGCCGACTTCGATCGCCCGAACCTCTACCACGTGGCCATTCAGTGCCCGGTGAACTGCGACCGCACGCCTCGTCATCTGCTCACGTGCGTGATCTGCGGGAACGCGCTGAAGCCCCTCCAGCGGCGCGCTCGGAGCCTGACGTGCCACCGCGACGAGTGCCAGCCCGACCGGGTGTCGTCAGCGACACCCGGTGACGTCAGCGACACCCCTGGGGGTGTCGTCAGCGACACCCAAACCATCCCTCAACCATCCACATCTTCCAGTAACTACCCAACGCAACCACAGAACGCGCGCGGGGCAAGCTGCCGCACTCGCTCAGGACTTCACGACTTTCACCCCGACACCGGCTGGTGCCTCAACGCCTGCGGTGCACGACAGGAGATTCACCGATGATCACCGTCCTCGCCCTGGCCCTCTTCGCGGCCGTCATGTACCTCTGCGGCTCGATCGACCGCGACATGCGAGAGGACGACCGACGTGGCTAAGCCCTACATGCTCGTCCGCAAGACACCCATGGGCTGGTGGGTCTACTACTGCGCCTGGTGCGGCTTCGGCAGCACGCCCTTCCTCTCGTGGCGCAGTGCTCTGAGCGGCGCTGGTCGTCACTGCAACGGTGACCGTCACCAGGAGCGCACTCGTGGCTAAGCCGCTCCAGTGCCCGCAGCAGCAGCCCCACACGTCCCACACGTGGGAGTCCGTACGCGAGATCGGACGACTCTCCTGCCGCGGTGTCAGCGCACGTCACGTCCAGCCCGATAGGGGCGCTCCGCGCCCGGGCCTGGGGGCGGATCACGAACGGCCGGCCGCAGAGATCGGCGCACGCCTCCGAGAACTCGGCATCGGCATCCGCTCCGCACGCTTCGTCCCAGACCGCGGACCCGCCGTCCGCCTCGACGTCCAGGACGTGTCCCTGTGGCTCGATCCCGCCGACGTGGACGCCCTCACCATCGGACTCGCGATCGCTCGCAGGAAGGCCCTCAGCGCATGACCCGTCTCGCCACAGAGGCCGAAGTCGCCGACTGGCTCCAGGTGAAGCCCGCCACCCTCGCGAAGTGGCGACGAGCGGGAGCCGCGCCCCCGCACGTGCCCTCAGGACGCTTCGTCCGCTACGCCTGGTCCGACGTTCACGCCTGGGCCGCGAAACGGCGTCAGGGGGCCACCAGTGGCCGGTAAGCCCCGCTCGGACCTGACCAGTCGGGCCTGGAAGGCGCAGACGAAGCGGATCAAGCACCGCGACGGCTACCGCTGCACCGACTGCGGCTCCGAGAGCGACCTCACCGTCGACCACATCGTCCCGCCGTCCGTCACCGGCATCCCCGGCGACCAGTACCCGGACCACATGCTCACCACCCTCTGCCGCCCCTGCAACAGCCGCAAGGGCGCACGACTCGGCACCCGCCCCGCCTACACCAACCCCAAGTACGCCTAGGAGAACGACATGCCCCGCAAGCCCCGACCCGCACCCAAGCCCGTCGTCCGCTGCTCCGAGGACGGCACCACGACGATCGTCACCAAGACGCACGACGTCGAGGCCGCACACGACGCCATCCTTGAGTGGCTGCTCACCGATCTCGGGATGGAGGACGACGAGGCGCTCGACAACCTGACCGCGTACCTCGGCCAGACGCCGCGCAAGGCGCACGGGCGCTGGACGCTCCACGGCGCGCAGGACGGCATGCAGTGGACGCCCGCTGACCCGTCCGGTCGCGGCGTCACTCGCGCGCTCGTGTGGGTGCTCTGACCATGGACACCCTCGTCGTCGTCACCGTCGCGCTCGTCGTCCTCGTCAGCGCCGTCCTCGTCCTCGCGTACCGCACCTACCGCACGACCACATGGCACGCGCTCCGCCAGGTCAAGCGGGGCGTGATCGTCCACCTCCCGACCGATCCCGTGTGCAGGCACCATCACCACGTGCCAGCCCCAGGAACGCGCCTCCACCGGGCAGCAGCGGGCGTGCCGTGCCCGGTCTGCGACCGACCCGAGACGGACAGCCCGTGGTGAGCGCCGACCTCGACGCCCTGCCCGTGCTCGACGTGGTGTCGATCGAGTGGCCCGACGAGGACGTGCCCTGCTCGTGGACGTACGGCGACGGCTGCGATCGGGCCGCGGTGTGGTGGCACGAGTGCCGATGCGGAACGCCCACTTACTCGTGCCACGAGCATCGCGAGCGGACGGACAGGTGGCTCGAACGCAATTCGGACGACACGTACGGCTGCTTCACGTGTGAATTCAGAATGCCGCTCCCCGTTGCATGGAAGCCGCTCCGATGACGATCCGTTTCTTCTGACGACACCCCGGCCTACCCCGCCCACATCTGCCTTTTTCCCAGATCAGCCCAAATATTCGGGAGACATGACCACATGACCAACGAATCGCCGACGATCGTCGCCGATGACGACGAAGAGACCTACGTCGAGTCCGTCGCCCGGTTCGTGAGCGCCGCGACGTGGCTCGACGACACGCACCGGCCCGCCCTGAAGGTCCTCCGGTCGCTCGCGAAGGTGCTCGACCAGGAACTCGACAAGGGCAAGGCACCGCAAGCCGCGCTCGTGTCGCAGTTCTCGCTGACCTACCGCGACCTCGCGGGCAAGTCGCCCGCCGCCGCCAAGACCGACGACACCCTGCCGCCGCCGCTCGACCTGCCCGGGGACTGGAGGTGACGCTCGTCGAAGCGGAAGCACCGGAGGCCACGTACGATCTCGCCGGGATCGCACCGTGGCCTCCGACTCGCTACACCCGCCCCCTCACTCCCGACTTCCACTCCTGGTACGAGCGCTACCGAGACACCTTCCGGAAAGCGTGGTGGTCAGCCAACGGGTACTGCCTCGAACGGTGGCAAGACCAGCTGCTCCACGCGATCACCGAGGTCGACGCGTTCGGCATCCTCCGCTACCGCGAAGTCCTGATCAGCGTCGGCCGGCAGAACGGCAAGACCGAGATCGTCGCCGCCCTCGGGCTCCTGTTCATGGTCGCGAAGCGCTCCCCGACCGTGATCAGCGTCGCGTCGAGCCGAGAGCAAGCGCAGCTCGTCTACAAGCGCGCGCTCGACGTCGCAACCCGCTCGGCGACCCTGGCGCCGCACTTCGCGCGGATGACGAACACCCGCGGACTCACGACCATCACGGGCGGGGAGTGGGAACTCAAAGCCGCGAAGTCGGCAGCACTCCAGGGCATCCCGATCGACCTCGGCGGCGTGGACGAGGTGCACCTCGTGAAGTCCGTCCTCTGGACCGACATGGTGAACGGGCTCGGCGACCGCGACGACTGCATGGTCGTCGGGATCACCACCGCGGGCGACGACGACTCCGAGCTACTGCTCCGGCTCTACGAGCGCGACGACGCCCCGGTCACCCGGTTCGGTCGGTTCGTCTGGGAAGCACCAGAGGCACGAGTGCCGAAGGACGACAACGAACTCGCGCGGTGGCTCGCCATGGCGAACCCGGGAATCGCGTCCGGACGGCGGAAGGTCGCGAACGCGGTCAGCGCGGTCCGCGGGATGCCCCAAGACCAGGCGATCCGGTACCGGCTCAACCGGTTCGTCTCGGGCTCCGACAACGCCTACATCGCCGTCCCCGACTGGAATCGTCTCACCGTCCCCGCCGACGCGATCGAGATCGTCCGGCCGATCCTCACGATCGACCGGACGCCGGACTGGACGTTTGCGACGATCATCGCGACCGGCAAGACCGACGACGACAAGATCGCCGTGGAGGTCGCGATGTCGATCCCGAACCCGTCCGTGGAGGCGCTCTACGACGAGTGCGTGGACATGTTCGGGAAGGTGTCTCCCGAGACGTTCGTCGTGGACGGGTACACCCTCGGCGCGCTCGCGAAGCGGCTGAAGGAGAACGGCTACCCCGTGCGCACCATGTCGTTCGGCGACGAGGTGTCCGCGGCGTCCATGTTCTACTCGAAGGTCGTCCGGGGCCACATCGTGCACGCCGCGCCCGGGCTCGCGCAGCAGTTCCAGAACGTCGCGCGGAAGGCCACGCACGGCGACCAGTACAAGCTGGTCCGCGGCTCCGGCCCGCAGTCGATCGAGGCAGCCCTCGCGACGGTCCGCGGGGTGTACGCCGCCGAGACGAGCGACGACGGCGGCTCGCTGATCTACTGAGGCACCGAAAGGCACCCGGAAGCACTCTCGTGCACTGAAACGCACCGGACGCTAGGGGCACGCGGGACCGCCCCGCGATGCTCCTACCCGTGTCGATCACCAGCCGCCTCGCCGCCCGCCTGGGCCTCCGCGACGCCGAGTCCTCCACGGGCTCGGAGGGCACGACCCCGGCCGGGGTCCTGCCCCCGTCGCGGGGCCGGTCGGCGGGCGTCACGGTCGGCGACGCGACGGGCCTCTCGGCCGTCTACCGGGCGATCGCCATTTGGGCCACCGCAGGATCGCAGCTCTCCGTCGACGTCTGGCGCGGGACGACCCCGATCGACCCGCAACCGGCGATCGTCCGCAAGCCCGACCTCAGCATGCCCCGCTCGGCGTTCATCGAACTCTCGATCACCAGCCTCGCCGGACACGGCAACGCCTACTGGAAGCTCTCCCGCGACGACCGCGGCGCAGTCCGCACCGCGCAGGTGCTCGACCCGCGCATGGTCACCCCGCTCACCTCGATCCAGGACGGCTCGACCGTCACCGGCTACGCCTACCAGGGCAAGACCCTGACGACCGACGAGGTGCAGCACCTCCAGCTCCTCCGCATGCCCGGCCGCTCCACCGGGCTCGGCCCGATCCAGGCCGCGCAAGCCGAACTCCGCGGCGCGCTCGACGTGCAGGACTACGCCGAACAGTGGTTCGACCGCGGTGACATCCCGCCCGGGTACCTCTCGACGGACAAGCCCCTCACGCCCGACACCGCGAAGGCGACCAAGGAGGCCTGGTACGAGGACCGCAAGCGCATCCGAGTCCTTGGGTCCGGCCTGAAGTTCACCCCGCTCACCCTCAACCCCAAAGACGCGCAGTGGGTCGAGTCGCAGAACCTCTCCGCGCTGAAGGTCGCGCGCATGTACGGCATCCCGCCGCGCCTGCTCCTGGTGTCCCTCGACGGCTCGTCCGACACCTACGCGAACCTCCAGGACGAAGACCTCTCGTTCGTCCGGTGGGCGCTCGCGAAGCCGCTCCGCGAGATCGAAGAGGCCTGGACCGAGATCACCGCGAACGGGCAGACGGTCCGCTTCAACTATGACGGCATCCTCCGCGCCGACACCGAGAAGCGTTACACCGCGCACAAGCTCGGCATCGACGCCGGGTGGCTCCTGAAGAGCGAAGTGCGCGCGATCGAGGGGCTGCCGCCCGTCGCGGGCATCGACAGCCCCAAGCCTGCCGTGCAGCCCGCGAAGGACCTCGGCGAACTCTCCGCCGAGCCGACCAACGAGCCCGCCGCGATCGCCGGGAGCACCGAATGACGAACCCCGTCCTCGCCCGCTTCGAGCGGAAGGACCTGCCCGCGGCGACCGTCGCGCAGATCGACGCCAACACCGCCGCGTACCGCGCCTTCGCTGAGAGCGTGCTCGCCATGGCACCGGCCGGCCGCGAACTCTCCGCCGCGCTCACCGCGCTCCAGGAAGCGAAGTTCTGGACCAACGAGGCCGTCACGGTCGGCTTCCCCGCCGTCGCAGAACCCGACACCACCACCACGCCCGACGAGAGCACGGAGCAGCCCGCATGACCGAGCAGATGCACCACCGCGAGATGCACGTCCGCGCCGTCAACACCGACGAGCGCACCGTCACCGGGATCGCCGTGCCCTACGACGAGCCGACCGAAATCTCGGATTGGTTCGGGAACTACACCGAGCAGTTCGCCCGCGGTGCCGTCCAGGACTCCGACGACGCGCTGCTCTACTGGCGGCACTCCGAACCGATCGGCCGGATCATCGCGAACCGCGACACCGACGCCGGGTGGGAGATCACCGCGCGAATCTCGCAGACCCCGCGCGGCGACGAGGCCTACACGCTGCTCCGCGACGGCGTGGTCCGGTCCATGTCGGTCGGCTTCCGCCCCGTCACGACCGAGATCGACGACGTGACCGGGAACGTCACCCGGACCGCCGTCACCGTCCCCGAGGTGTCCCTCGTCCCCATGCCCGCCTACGCCGGAGCCGACGTGCTCGACGTGCGCCACCGCCAGCCCCAGACGCCCACCCCTCAGCAGAACCGTGGAGAACAGACCATGACCGACGACGTGCTCACCCGGGCCGACCTCACCGCCCTTGAAGATCGGTTCACCGACTTCGAGCGGGGCCTCCCCGACCTGATCGCGCAGCGCTCCGCCGCGCCCGTCACCGACACCCGCTCCGCGGCGCAGTTCCTCCAGGCGCTCGTCCGCGGCGACGAGGCCACCGTCAGCACCTACGAGGGCATGATGCAGCGCGCCTACGACGGCGGCGTGCTCGCCGATGACGGCACGATCCGCCCGCAGTGGGTCGGTGACCTGACCCGACTGATCGAGGACAACTCGATCCTCTCCGGCCTGTTCTCCACCGGCACCCTGCCCTCCACCGGCACGCTCCTGGAGTTCGGAGAGCTCGCCGCGAACACCACGCAGGTCGGCGTGCAGGCCAACGAGGGCGACCCCCTCGTCTACGGCAACGTGAAGGTCAAGACCCGCACCGCGCCCGTGCAGACGGTCGGCGGCTACTCGACCCTCTCGCGGCAGGAGATCGAGCGGTCCAACGTCAACATGCTCGACCTGACGCTCCGCGCCATGGCGATCGCCGCGGGCCGCAACAAGAACGTCGCGCTCCGCGCGTTCGTCGCCGCGCTCCGCGCCAAGCGCGTCGCGGCCGACAAGCTCAACGCCCGCTCGACCGTCACGATCGCGGACTTCACGAAGTACACCGCGTGGGTCGGCGGCATCATCGACGCCGCGGGCATCTTCGAGGACCAGGGCCTCGCGCTGGAGAACCTGCTCGTGGACAAGGGCACCTTCAAGACCCTCGCGAGCATCAACGACTCCACCGGTCGTCCGCTCATGACGATCTCCGGGACCGGCGTCAACGCCGTCGGCACCGTCAGCCCGACCACGCTCGGCGCGGACCTCTCCGGCGTCAGCGTCCGCGTGGACCCGAAGCAGGCTGACGGCACCCCGCAGTTCATCAACAAGCAGGCCGTGCGCGCCTACAACAGCCCGCTCGCGTCGCTGACGGACTCGAACGTCGTGAACCTCACCAACGCCTACTCCGTGTACTACTACACGGCGATCGCGGACGAGATCCCCGGGGCGCTCGTGCCGGTCGTGAAGGCCGACCCGGCCGCGGCGGCGAACTAGTCCGATGACAGTCTCCGCTGACGACCTCCAGGCCTACGTCGGGGCCACGAGCGACGACACGAAGCAGATCGAGAGCGCACTCGCGACCGCGGTCGAACTCGTGAAGGTGCACGTCGGCTCCGCCACGATCCCCGAGCCGATCACCGACCGGGCGGTCCTGGAGGTCGNCAGCGAGCTGTTCCACCGCAAGGACGCCCCGAACGGGGTGGCGCAGTTCACCACGTTCGACGCCGCCCCGATCCGCGTGGCCCGGGACCCCATGGTCGCCGCCTACGCGCTCCTGGCCCCCTTCGTCCCACCGGTCATCGCGTGAACCTCGCAGCCGAGCGCGACTACCTCGCGAAGCTCATCGCCCCGATCGGCACCGTGAAGCCGTACCTGCCCGAGCGGCTGAACCCGCCGCTGTGGATCATCACGCCGGCCGACCCGTACGTGACCAACGGGGACACGTTCGGCACCGTCCGCGTCCACTTCGTCCTCACCTTCGTCGGACCCGTCAAGACCGCCGCGTCCACCGCCCCCGCGCTGGACCAGGCGCTCGACGACGCCGTGGCGAAGCTGCTCCCCGGCGGCTACCGGATCGAAGAGGTGTCCGCCCCGTTCGTCCTCCAGGCGAACAACGCCCAGTACCCCGCCGTCAGCCTCACCGCCTCGAACCCCACCGATCTCTAGTCAGGAGAACACCATGCCCGCAACCAACCGCCTGAAGGGTGACCGGCTCGCCTTCACGGTCGCCGCCGTCGACCAGGCCGCCGATTGCACCAACGTCGTCCTCACGTGGGACGACGCCGCCTCCGGCACCGTCACGTTCGCCGACGCCGCCAAGGGTGGTGCGTTCGGCGCGAAGCTGAAGGGCACCGCGATCCAGTCCACGGACGCCGCGTCGTTCTGGTCGTGGGCCTGGGACAACGTGGGCAAGATCGTCGCGTTCAAGCTCGCCCCGTGGGCCAACACCACCGCCAGCGCAGCGCAGCCGCACTTCACGGGCAGCGTCAAGATCGGTAAGCGCCCCGACCTCGGCGGTGACGCGCAGATCACCGGCGACGACTTCACGTTCGACTTCGAGTGGGACGTGCAGGGCGACGTGACGAAGGTCACCTCCTAACCCATGAGCGGCGGGGACGGCGCGTACAACGCGGGTGTCCGGATCGAGGGCCTGAACCGCACGATCCGGGCTCTGTCGAAGGCCGGTGCCGACGCGCAGGACATGCGCGACCTCATGCACGAGATCGGCATGCTCGTCGTCTCCGCCGCTCAGCCCCCGTCCCGATCGGGACGGCTCCAAAGCACGATCCGAGCGGGCCGCGGCAAGACCAAAGCCGTCGTCCGCATGGGCGGCGCTCGCGCCCCCTACGGCGGCGTCATCGAGTACGGCGACCCCGCTCGGAACATCAGCAAGGCCGGGACCTTGGAGGACGCGCTCACCCGTGAGCAAGGTCCCGCCGTCGCGAAGCTCGACCAGGGCATCGGGGCGATCCTCCGCAAGAACGACCTCACCTAACGAACGAACAGGAACGACACCATGCGACTCGACCTCGACACCCTGACCCTCGGCGAAGTGGCCTTCATCGAGCGGTACGCCGACGTGCCCCTCTCGTCCTTCGGTGACGACGACGTGCCCAAGGGCCGGATGATGATCGCAATCGTCACCGTCACCAAGCGCCGCGACGGCAACCCGCAGTACAGCCCCGCTGAGGCGGAGAAGCTGACGCTCGCGGAGGCCAACAAGATCGTCGGCGCTGGCGAGGACGAGACGACCGCAGCGCTGGCGGACCTGCCCAGCTCGGCGCTCGTCACGGACGCCGTGCCGGCCGCGCCGGTTCCGGACCCGGATGCCTTCAAGAGCTGAGACAGAGCGGGCGAAAGACCTCGCCCTGTTCGTCGTCCGCATCGGTATCCAGCCCTCCGAGTACTGGAACCTGACGCTCCTGGAACGCGAGGAGATCGTCAAGGAATACAACCGATCGGCTCGGCGGCGCTCCTAGACCGCTGCGGGGCGGGTGTCGTTCCCCGCCTCGCAGCACCCCACCACACCCCGGAAGGAGGCCAGCCGTGGCCGGACAGACCGTCAACGTCTCAGTGCTCGCCGAGACCTCCAAGTTCACGCGAGGCTTCGCCGAAGCAGGCAAGACCGCAGAGGGCTTCGGATCGAAGCTCGGCAAGGTCGGCCTCGCGGTCGGTGCCGCGGTCCTGGCGACCGGTGCCGGGGTGATCGCGATCGGCGTCCAGTCCGCGAAGGCGCTCGCCCGGATCGAGACGCTGAACGCGCAGACCGGCGCAGCGATCACCTCGACCGGTGGGGCAGCAGGGCAGAGCCTGGAGCACATCCAGAAGGTGTCCGGCGAACTCGAACGGCTCACCTCCGTCGAGGCGGAGAGCATCCAGGAGGGGCAGAACCTCCTGCTCACCTTCACCAACATCCGCGGCCCCGTGTTCGACGAGGCCACGAAGAGCGCAACCGACATGGCGACCGCGCTCGGCACCGACGTCAAGACCCAAGCTCTCTCGCTCGGCAAGGCGCTGAACGACCCGATCTCGGGCGTCACGAAGCTCGGCCGGGTCGGCGTCACGTTCACCGACGAGCAGAAGAAGCAGATCGAGAACTACTCGCAGATGGGCGACCTCGCGTCGGCTCAGGGCGTGATCCTCGCGGAGGTGAACAAGGAGTTCGGTGGGTCCGCGGAGGCCTACGGGAACACCATCACCGGCGTCCGCGACAAGGTGCTCAACGAGTGGGGAACGGTCGGGGAGACCCTCACGTCGGCGTTCATGCCCGCCGCGAAGGGCGTCCTCCAGTTCGCCAATGACTTCCTCGTCAAGCTCAACGACTCTCAGGGCTTCGCCGACTTCGCGAACAGCTTCAGCGCGGGCGTGCAAGCCGTGTTCAACGGGCAGGCGTTCTCCGGGATCATCGCCGTGATCCAGTCGATCCTGCCGATCGTCTCCGCGGCGTTCGGTCCGATCCTGCCGATCATCGGCCAGCTCGGCGGGGCGTTCCTCGCGCTCGCGCCGAACCTCTCGCCGGTCATGCTGATCTTCCAGGCGCTCCAGCCCGTCCTGCCGTCCCTCGCGGCGGCGATCGGGCAACTCGCGACCGGTGTCCTCTCGACCCTCGTCGGCCTCTTCACCACCCTCGCTCCGATCGTCGCGCAGATCGCGCAGACCTTCGTGACGCTGCTCTCCGGCGTGTTCGTCGCGCTCATGCCCGCGGTCGTGCAGATCGTCTCGACGTTCGGCTCCGCGCTGGTGCAGCTCACCCCCGTTCTCCAGATGCTCGTCGGCGCGATCTTCCCCGTCGTCTCCGCGCTGATCTCCGGCCTCATGCCGGTCATCCTCATGCTCGTGCAGACCGTCCTGCCGCCCCTGGTCGCCCTGTTCTCCGCCGTCATCGCCGCCGTCGTCCCGCTCGTCGCGCAAATCGTCTCGGCGCTCATGCCCGCCTTCCAGGCGATCGTCCCGATCATCCAGCCCGTCGTCGCGATCCTCGCGTCCGTCCTCATCCCGATCATCCAGGCGCTCCTGCCCGTCGTGACGACCGTGTTCAACGCGATCGTCCCGATCATCCAGGCCGCCCTGCAGGTCGTCTCCGGGATCATCAAGATCGTCACCGGCGTGATCTCCGGTAACTGGTCGCAGGTCTGGGAGGGCATCCTCGACGTCCTCTCCGGCGTGTGGAACCTGATCAAGTCCGTCGTCATCGGGGCGCTCAGCATCCTCGGCTCCGTCGTCCGCGCCGGGCTCAGCATCATCGGGACCGTGTTCTCGGCCGTGTGGAACGGGATCGTCGCCGTCGTCACCTCAGTCGCGAACTCGATCGTCAACGGGGTCCGCGGCATGGCCTCCGGGATCGGTGACGGCATCCGCACCGCGATCGACTGGGTGACCTCGCTCGGCTCCAAGATCACCGGCGCCCTCTCCAACGCGGGGTCGCTCCTGGTCGACGCGGGTGGCCGGGTGATCGACGGCTTCGTGCGCGGCATCACCAACGGCATGTCCGCGATCAGCGCGATCGCGTCCCGGATCGGCAACGCGATCATGGATGGCGTCAAGGGCATCCTCGGAATCCACTCCCCGTCCCGCGAAATGGCAAAGCTCGGCCGGTTCTCCGTGCAGGGCTTCGCGAAGGGCCTCGGCGACCTCGCGCCCGTCGAGGGCGCGATGCGCCGCATGACCGACCTCGTGTCCACACCGATCGCCATGACCGCGTTCGCCGACGCCGACCCCATCGCGTCGCCGACCTACATCACCGTCCGCGCCGAAATGCTCGAGCCCACCCCCACAGCCGGCCGCGTCATCGCGGACGCCCTGGACGAGTGGCGACGCCGCAACGGAGGCCGCTAATGCCCGTCGTCGAGAAGCCCGTCACCGACCTGCTCACCTTCCAGGTCTGGGACGCGCAGACGCAAGCGTGGCGGGACCTCCGCAACCAGGCGAACACGATCCGGATCAAGCGCGGCGGCGACCAGTCCGGGGCGTCGACCTCGCTGAAGGCCGGGACCCTCGACGCGACCCTCGTCGGCGCGCTCAACCTCGGCTCCGACCCGGCGCTCCGACCGAACGCGCCGATCCGCGTGATCCGCGCCGACGGCGGCGCGGAGTTCACCGGCACGATCTTCGACATTGACCAGCAGATCGACCTGGACAAGTCCACGAACCGCAAGACCGTCCTCACCACGCTCTCCGCCGTCGACCCCGTGCAGTCCCTCGCCGACACCGACCGATACGGCGTCATCGCCGACAACGGCACCGGCCGCCAGTCCTGGACCGAGCGCCTGAACCAACTCGCGCAGTCCTCCCTGGTGCCGATGGACGTCCCCGCCTCCACCGACAAGACCGTCTACAGCCTCCCCGACTCGGGCGACACGGACGGTTGGGCTGCCCGCAACAACACCTCCAGCGGCAACACCACGACCACGCTGACGCCCGTCTCCGGTGGTGCGCTGCGAGCCCGGATCAGCCGCACCACCGGCACCGACGCGTCCGTGGTGTCGCCTGAGGTCTACCGACAGTTCCGCAACCTCGACCCGCGCAGCACCTACGCGTTCGCCGTCACCGTCACGCTCTCCGAGTCCACGATGTTCACCCCCGGATCGTTCGTGCTGACGTGGAAGGACGCCCGCCAGACCGTCACCTCGGACGTCTTCACCCTCAGCGACGCCGGGCAGGCGCTCACCATCGGCCTCCAGTTCAAGCCCGCCGCGCAGATCGGCACCCTCGGCCTGTACGGGCGCGACGCGGGCGCGTTCGCGTCCGGTTCCGGCTCCCCGGCCGTATCGCTCATGGTGACGTCGCTGAAGGTCACCAGCGTCGGCGATCCGGCCGGCCTCCAGCTCCAGGACGTCGCCTACGAGTCCAGCCTCCTGAACCACATCGACCTTGCCTGCAACTCGGTCGGTGCGCGGTGGTGGGTCGCCAAGAACGGGCGGGTGCAGTTCGCTCGGGAACTCACCGGCACGACGCCCGTGCTCTCGATCGGCGACACCTCCGCGCAGGACGTCTCCTACACCGACGCATCCCTCCGGTACGACACCCGGAACGTGGTGAACGCCGTGAAGCTCAACCAGCATGGCTACGACCCGGCCTCCGGCAACGCGCTCGACTCCGCGACGACGATCCGGTCTGAAACGAGCATCCGGCGGTGGGGTATCCGCGCGTCGAGCCTGGAGACATGCCTCTACCTCGGCGCGGGGCACGAGCAAGACCTTGTGCGGCGCGGGCAGGCGCTCCTGGGGCCGCTCTCGCGCCCGGTGTATGCCGTGTCGCGCTTCACCATAAACGTCCAGTCCAACCCGGCCGTCCTCCCGAACCTCGAACTCCGCGCACTGATCCGCGTCGTCTACGAGGGCATCGTCCAGACCTGCCGGGTGCTGTCGATCGATCACACCATCAGCCCGACACGGTGGGAGGTCACGGTCACCGTCAGCGACATTCGCACCGGACCGACCTTCGCCGACTTCAACGCCGTCACCCCCGGCACCTTCGCCGCGTTCGACGCCGCCTTCAAGGGCAAGAGCTTCGTCGCGTTCGACGCCGACCCCACTCTCGGAAAGGTCAAGCAGTGACCCTCTACACCAAGCCCGACGCCCTGCCCGTCCCCGAGTCCACCGACGACGTGACGCCGCTGGAGGACTACTTCGGCAACCTCTCCGTCGCCACGCAGCAAGCCCTGCTCCGGCCCGGTTCGGTGAACTCCGACGCCTCCCGCGCCGACGCCGTGCCGAACCCGCAGCCCGGGCAGGCGGTCTACCGGCTCGACAAGAGCTGGCGCGAGATGTGCCTCGCGGACCGCCTCGGCGGCGGGCTGAAGTGGTACCCGACTGAGGGCCTGCTCCCCGCCGTCACCGCGTCTGCCGCGGCCGCGATGACGAACGTCCCCGCGAACACCGCGACCCCGCTGAAGTTCACCACCACCACCCTGCTCCGCGGCATCACCTACGACGTCGCGAAGGGGCAAGCGACCATCGTCCAGCCCGGGCTGTACAGCGTCCAGGGCGGCGCACGAGCGGGCACCACCAACGCCGACAACCGTCTCGTCGTGACCCTCAACGGCGTCACGTACGCCGGTCAGCAGCTTCCGCCGAGCGGCGTCAGCATGGGCGCGATCGCCGTCACGCTCCCGCTCGCAGCCGGTGACGTCGTGTCGGTCGACTGGTTCTCCGGGATCACGCAGACCCCGAACACGAATCAGCGGTTCCTGAGCATCAACTACGTCTGCCCCGCATGAGCGACTTCCTGATCGAAGTCCTCCACGACCCCGTGGGCCGGTGGTTTCTCTACATCGGCGTCGTCGTCGGCGCGGTCGGCGCGGTCGGGTGGGGCGTCCTGAAGGTGCGGAAACGCCTGAACGTCATCGCGGAGGACGTGGGCCTGGTCAAGCACGAGGTCCGCAACAACCACACCACCAACCTCCGCGAAGAGGCAGACGACCGCCACGACGAGAACCGCAACACCCTGCACGAGATCCGCGGAGACGTGCGCCGCATCCTCCGCACCCTCGGCGAGCACGGCTACCGAATCTCCGAGCTGGAGGACGAGGTAGCGAACACCATCACCCTCGACAAAAGGCCGAAGCTATGACCCTCACACGCCGTTCGCCAGCCACAGCCGCCGCCTACGCGCTCAGCCTGATCGGCCGCACCCGGGACGCTCTCCCCGTGCCGTGGACCGACTCGCGCTCGATCGACGATTGCGCCCGGTTCTGCTCGCACGTGCTCTGGGGCGGCTTCCCGATCTCGTGGGTCGACAACTTCAAGTCGGCCGGCGACGGCTCCTACGGAGGCGGCTCGACCGACCTTCAGCCCTGGGACGTGCTCCTGTTCGACTGGGAGGGCAACGGCGTCGGCAACCACGTCGAGTTCATGGTCGCCGACCTCGGCAACGGCACCGTCCGCACCTACGGCGCGAACGGCTCCGACACCCGCGCCGCCGCGTACCGCATCCGACCGAAGCGCTACATCATGGGCCGCTTCCGGCCCGCCTGGACCACCGCCACCCCGGCGGGCAGCACCTCCGGCCGTCCGGCCGGGGGCACCATCACGAACACCCTGGAGGACGACATGAGCAAGGCCGACGTGGACGCGCTGAACAAGCGCATCGACAACGTGGAAGGGCTGCTCACCACGATCGCGAACGCGATCACCGACAAGCGGCACGGCGTGATCAAGTTCGCCCAGACCGCCGCGGAGACCGCGCAGACCGTCTCCCGTCAGGTGCAGAACCTCGACAACTCCGTCAACGACCGCGGGCACGGGGCTGTCGTGTTCGCGCAGCGAGCCGCCGAGCGCGCGGATGCCGCGGCGAAGAAGCTGGGGGTCTGACCATGGGGGATCACTCCAGCACCGTCGTCGTCCCGCCCATCTGGTACGTCTGGCAGCGTGCGCTGCGAACCGCGCTCCAGGTCGCCGTCGCTCTCGTGCTCGCGCTCGGCGGGTCCGTGGGGCTGCTCCAGGCGCTCAGCCCTCAGGTGCTCGCTGCCGTCGTGGACGTGCTCCCGCCGAACGCCTACGCGTGGCTCGTCGCCGCGTTCGCGTTCGTCATCGCGATCGCGACCGCGCTCTCGCGCCTCATGGCGATCCCGCTCGTAAACGCGTGGCTCACCCGAGTTCACGCGGGGTCCGTGCCGAAGATCGCTGCGACGGACCCGGCGGCCACCACGACCGCGGGGTACCCCGACGCGCTGAAGAGCGAGCCGGAGGACGCCCTCGGGTAGCGCGGTTTCTGGCGTCAGAGATCTCTGACGCCAGAAAGTAGGGCCGGGGCGCGTTCGGGTCGCGTCCCGGCCTTGCTACCCCGCCAGCCGCGCCGCTGCGGACGCGCGGCGCATGTCGTCGCGCTCGACGTGGACGTAGATCGCCGTCGTCGTCGGCGACGAGTGCCCCAGGAACTCCTGCGCGAGACGGAGGTCGTTTCCCGCGCGCCGGTAGACCATCGTGCCCGCGCGGTGACGGAGCGCGTGTGTGTTGTAGCCGGTCAGCTTCCGGACTCGGCAGTACACGGCGTTCGCGGTCAGGTGCCGTCCGACGTGCCGCGGGCTCGGGAAGTAGAAGCCCCAACGCATCGTGTCGCGCTCTATCGCGTCCATGGCCTTGCAGAGTTCGGGCGTGAGGTGCACGACCCGTGTCCGGTCGCCCTTCCCGCGGATGAACAGCCACTCGCCGTCGCGGTCGGCTCGGCGGACCGTCGCGATCTCAGACACGCGGAGGCCGCACTCGGCCCCGAGCAGCAGCATGGCGCGCTCGATCGTGCTGACGTGCTCCAGCGCCGTGACGAGGGCGTCGTCAGTGGCAATGCGCGAGCGGCGTCGCCGCACCCGCGGCACGGCGATCTCAGCGACCGGACTCTCGACGAGGTGCGCCTTGGCGATCGCCCACGCGTAGAAGCCGTGGAGCGCAGACAGCAGCACCGCCGTCGTGCTCTCGCTCCAGTCCGGGTACGCCTCCAGGAAGTCCCACACGTCGTCTGGCGACGCCGTGGTCAA